TCCATTTTACCTACCCTTTTTCACAAGGTGTTATATGAGCAAAGAACAATTATCGGATATACTCGCTGAACTGGCATTAGACCCAGTTATGTTTGTTGAAACAATGTTGCAAGTAAAACCTGAAAAATGGCAAAAAGAATTTTTACAAAACGTCATGCAAAATCCAAGATGTGCTGTCAAGTCAGGGCATGGCGTAGGAAAGACAGCAGTTTTATCTTGGCTAATACTATGGTGGATATTTACACGACACCCTTGTAAGGTTGTCTGCACAGCTAATACTGCCCACCAATTATCAGATGTTCTATGGGCTGAAGCTCAAAAATGGGCTAGACGCTTGCCAGAATCCTTCTATTCACAAATGGATATGAAGTCTGATAAAATTAATATTGCAGGTTCGACAGATTCGTATGCTGTGGCTCGTGTGTCTCGTAGAGAAAACCCTGAAGCTCTACAAGGTTTCCATTCTGAAAACCTCTTGTTTATTATTGATGAGGCATCAGGAGTAGATGATAAGATATTTGAAGTAGGCGAAGGATCGCTTTCAACAGCAGGTGCTAAAGTTGTTATGACTGGCAACCCCACTCGTACATCAGGATATTTTTTTAATGCTTTTAATGGCATGAGAGATAGATGGACTAAGATGACTGTAGGTTGTGCTGACTCATCACAAGTATCAGAAGAATTTATTGAAGATATGTCTATAAAATACGGAGAAGATTCTAATGTTTTCCGTGTGCGTGTACTAGGCGAGTTTCCAAAAGCCGAAGATGACACAGTTATACCGCTCTATATGGTGGAAAGCTCTATAGGCAGAGATATTACAGTTGACCCCTATGAACCTGTTGTTTGGGGTTTAGACGTTGCGAATTTTGGTTCTGATAGAACCGCATTGTGCAAAAGACGTGGCAATACATTAGTAGAAGATGTTAAAACGTGGCAAGGTAAAGACCTAATGGAAACAGTAGGTATTGTTATGAACGAATATGAGTCTTGCAATTACAAAGATAAACCAACAGATATTATGGTAGATAGTATAGGTATCGGTTCTGGAGTAGCGTCAAGGCTATCCGAATTGGAACTACCTGCCAGACCTATACAGGTTTCTGAAAGTCCAGCTCTTAAAAGCAAATATATGCGATTACGTGATGAGTTGTGGTTTCGAGCAAGAGAATGGTTTGAGGGTCGTGACGTTAGCATTATGCAAGACGACAAATTAATAGAAGAATTAATAGCACCTCGTTTTAAATTTACCTCAAATGGTAAAATTAAAGTTGAAGCTAAAGACGAGTTTAAAAAAAGATTAGGTGGTCGCAGTTGTGACCTAGCAGATGCTTTTTGTTTAACATTTGCTCAGCAAGCCTTTACAGCCTCTATTAGAGGTAGCCAACATCATTGGAATAAGCCAATACAATACAAGGACAGTTCATGGGTTACTTAGACGATTTAGACATTATGTTTGAACCAGAGCAAGAATTTGCTGCTGATAATCCTGTGACTCATGCTCTTTTTGTAAATTTAGTTGGTGAGTTAGAATCTATGCACAAAGCAGGTATAGGCTGGGAAGATATATGCAATATTACTCTTGCTGCTGCTGCGTTTAGTTTTTTTAAAGATGGCGGCAACGCTGACGAATTTCTTGATAAACTAATGACAGTTAATATTTCACCAGAAAATATAGATATAAACTAGGAGAAAACTATGGAACAATTAAAAAACATTCTTGATTATGTTAAGAATCATTCGTGGGATTACGTTGATGCTGCATTAGGCGGTATTATCGGATTACTTTTATTCATCATTATAGTGAGTTAGAATCATGCAAAGAAGTCAAATATTAGATATGGAAAAGGAAGCTAAAAAACCTGCTCCTAAGAAAACTGAAAAAACTGAAAAAAAGCCAACAACCAAAAAAGGTTAAATAATGGATAAGTTAGAATTTAATGCTTTAGTGCGTAATGAGATTGAAAACGCATTAGGGTATTATGACTCAGAATATGGTACAGATCGCATAACAGCTATGAACTATTATATGGGCGAGGAGTTTGGAAACGAACAAGAAGGTCGCTCTAAAGTTGTTACAACAGAAGTTGCCGACACTATTGAGTTCATCATGCCAAGCCTTATGCGTACTTTTACTCAGACAGACGAATTTGTAAAATTTATGCCTCGTCAACCTGAAGATGTAGAAGGTGCAAAACAGGCAACATCTTATGCAAATTATGTACTTAACTGTCAAAACAACGGATTTGTTGTTCTGCATAACTTCTTTAAAGACGCATTATTGCAAAAAATTGGCGTTGTTAAAGTGTATTATGATGAGACAGAGGAAGCCCAAGAAGAAGAATATACTGGGTTATCTGATGACGAGCTAACATTATTACTACAAGACTCTAATGTTGAGATAGTATCACAAAACACCGAAGAATATGGTGAGGAAAGTGTTGATGAGATGGGTATGCCTGTTTCGGATTATTCCGTTTCTCATGACGTTGTTGTAAAACGTATGTCTTATGGTGGTATGATTAAAATTGATAACATTCCGCCTGAAGAATTTTTAGTATCGAAGAAAGCATCATCTATTGAAGATGCTGATTTTGTAGCCCACCGCACAACTATGAAAGTAAGTGACCTTATACAAATGGGTTATGACCGAGACACAGTTGAAAAATATGCAGGATATACAGAGTTAGACTCTAGTTCCGAAGTTGCAAATCGTTTTGAAGATATTGAAAGTAGTGACACAACCGACTCTAGCGATATGTCAATGCGTGATGTGTTAGTTGTTGAATCTTATATTAAATCTGATTATGACGGAGATGGTGTTGCTGAGTTACGCAGAGTTGTAACATTAGGTAGCGGTTTTAAAGTAGTAGAAAACGAAACCTTTGACCATGTTCCTTTTGCCTGTTTATCACCAATATTAATGCCACACAGATTAGTGGGTAGAAGTATTGCTGAACTTATTATGGACTTGCAGTTGATTAAATCAACAGTTATGCGTCAGTTGTTAGATAATATATATCTTACAAATAATGCTCGTGTAGCTGCCGTAGAAGGACAAGTTAATCTTGATGATTTATTAAACTCAAAAGCAGGCGGTATAATTCGTATGAGGCAACCTAACTCAGTTCAGGTGCTTCAGCCTCCTTTAGTTGGGCAAAACGCATTTAGCCTGCTTCAATATTTAGACGAAATAAAAGAACAGCGTACTGGTTTATCTAAAGCGTCTATGGGTCTTGATGCAGATGCACTACAAAGCACAACAGCGACTGCGGTTGCTGCACAAATGAGTGCTGCACAAGGTAAAATTGAGATGATTGCAAGAGTGTTTGCAGAGACAGGTGTTAAACAACTGTTTAGACTTGTGCTTACATTATGCCTACATCATGGCAAGAAAGAACAAATGATACGTCTTAACAACAAGTTTGTACCTATTGACCCTTCTAACTGGAAACATGAGTATGATTTAACAGTTAATGTAGGGTTAGGTTCTGGTCAAACTAACGAAAAAATGGCGTTCCTTGCACAAATGGCACAAAAACAAGAACAGATATTGCTTCAAATGGGTGCTGAGAACCCATTAGTAGATTTACAGCAATATAGAAATACTCTTGCCGAGCTTGCAAGTATGGCAGGATTTAAAGATGCAACAAG